ATCGATTGATATTAAGCTGCTACTAGTGTAGCTCCAGATGTCAGTGGAATCCAGCAGACGTTAATCGTTACCGCTCCGTTAACAGAAGCAGCACCAATTAGATTGATGGTTCCTGTAGTAGCAATAGCGTTAAGGTTTACTCGTCCACCACGAAGGAACTTAGATGCAGCAGTTGTACCGCTGTCAAGTCCTACGACAGTACCAGCAGTAGTGTCAGTAGTTCCCAGGTCAGTAGCAGTCACAAGTGTCTGCGTGTCACCAGTAGTAGGAACAAGATTGACTGCCAGTGTTCCAGAGTCAGTAGTGATAGAAGTCGTAACCTTCAGCCACAAGGCTGTAATCAGTACTTCTCCACCAGCAACAGTGAAAGCTGCAACAGTAGTAGGGCTGGCACCAGAAGCCTTTGAGACTGGTCCCTGTCCTAGATCGATTGTACGGAGCTGATCTCCCTGAATAATTACAGTCATGTCATGCTCCTTATACGATCAGAGATGGAAGGTTGGCAGGTGTGCGCATTGTGGAAAGATCATGCACAATGGCAGTCACAGTTCCAGTAGATGTAGATGCACAACTGATGAATGTCTTACCATCAGATAGCTGCTCGGCATTAACAGTGAAAGCAACACAGTCAGCAGATGCAACATAAGCAGCATTCGCAGCCTGAGTAACCTTTGTCCATGCTCCACCAACACCATTGGATGTATATACATCAGTGATCTTGGCCAGAGTAGCAGAACCAGATCCACCAGCAACAGCAGCTTCACTGATTGTGTAGGTGTCTCCACCAGACTTGTATCCTACGAAAGTAACTGATTCTCCAGCCTTCAGGTTAACGAAGACAGCATCTGCTACCTGTACGATATTCAGGACTCTTCCAAGTCCGGTACCTCTTGCGGACATAATGTCCACCTCAATTCTTTGTCGTATCCCTCAGGGGTTTTAATGCCTGAGGGATTATGGATAGGGCAGGGGGTTTATTGCCTGCCCTATTTGACTATCTTATCGTGCACCTAGAAGAACTACAGAAGAAAGTGTAGATCCGTTGTTCTTAGGAGTAAGAGCAGATGACTGCCAGATACGGCCATCTACACGCTCTACAACCTTGAAGGCTGTCATATCCTGCTGGAACTTGTAATCCAGAGAAGAGGTAGCAGTCATTGCCTGACGGTCACCAATCATGTAGTAAGACATGTCAACGAATGCGATATCTCCCTGAGCGCCTAGTGTAGGAGCCTTCTCAGAAACAATTACTGGACGACCAAGGATTGTCATTGGAGGTCCAACCTGACCATTGTTCAGCCAGATAGCAGATCCACCAGTACCAACAGACAGAGCCATTGTTGCAAGCTCAGGGAATGCGTTAGGTGGAACAACCCATACAGCCTTGTTAAGAGAACTAGGAAGCATACGAGAATACATCTTTACGATGTTCTCCCATACGATCGTAGTATTAGGCTGACCAGATTCCTTAGTAACAACTACAGCAGCAGCAGAGTTCTGGTAACCCTCTGGCTGACCAACACCATTACCATTCATGAAGGCATCGTCTTCGTAGAATGCGATAGTCTGTGGGAATGCAGATCCAACAAAGGCTTCGAATGCAATACCATCTGCAAGAAGCTCGTTAGGAACCTCAGTGTAAGTAGTCAGCTTGTGGGCGTTAAGTCTCTTGCTTCCGAATGTAGCGTTGGACAGAGTAGCTGCACCAGCCTCTTCAGTCCAGTAACCTACGATTCCACCACGTACGCTGGATACACGGCTTGTCTCATCCACGAATGGAAGAAGGATAGAAGCTGAAGACATTGGAATGACAGTAGCGTGGCTACGTACAACACTGTCTTCCAGAGATAGCTGAAGAATCTCAGAACGCATAGTCTCTGGTACCAGGAATCCACCAGATGAACCATCGTTAGAACTGAAAGCGTTACTAACAGTACGAAGTCTATCCATCTTGGCGTCGTGCTCACGGCTACGGGGAGCGTTATGCCAGATAGTACTGAAGAAGTCATGCATTCCAGTGAACTCTGACTCCACTTCCTTAGCAGCACCAGCGGCAGACTTGTTGTAAACAGCAGTGCTCTGACCCTGACCAGGCTGATAAGTAGTCTCACCCTTGGTAAAGTGCTGTCCATTTGCCTGCATGAAGTCAGTAAGAACAGTATCAACCTGCTCCTTTACCTGAGCCTTCAGATCAGTATCTCTACGTGCTACGTTAGCAGCATAGTTCTTTACAACGTCATTAAGCTGACCTTCCTTAATAACATTCTCGATCTTGGCAGAGTCAGCAAGAAGCTCTTCAAGTTCTGCCTGATTAGTTGGAACATTAATCTTAGCCATTTCTAAGACCTTCCTTTAGTGCGTTCAATAGGGATTGAGTATCAATTCTGTTCGAGATCTCAATCCCGAACTTCTTTGCAGCTTCCTTGATCTTAGTCTTAATCTTATCAAGATCTGCGTAAGTATATAGTTGTTCGTTCTTTTCCTGATTGATGTATGACCAAGCAGCACGGACATGTTCCTCTGTATCAATAGGATAGCGCTTCTGCTTGTCTTCTTGATATCCAGGATCAGCGTATTCAACATCACCATAGGGTTCTGCCTTAGGCTTGGCATTCACTACTGGAGCTGGAGCAAACTGTCTTCCCGCAAAATTGAAGATTCTCAAATCAGCAATATTGTGAGGTTGCTTACTCTTAGTACTCAGTACTGCATCAGCCAGTCCAGCAGCTACAGCTTCCTCAGCGTTGAACCAAGTCTCTGTCTGCATCGCTGCTCTCCACTGAGTCACATCGCCACCAGCTCTGTCAGCGTATACAGAAGCAATATTGTCAGAGGCTCTGTCAAGCAATGCAACCATCTTGGTCAGTTCAGTAGAGTTACCACTCATCTGTGCATGACCATCATGGATCATGAACTCTGCATTCTTTGCCATCTTCACACTGTCACCTGCCATAGCAATGACAGAAGCAATAGATGCGGCCAGAGAATCAACAGTGACATTGATATTGGCAGGATGGTTCTTCAATGCCTGGTAGATAGCCAGACCTTCGAATACCTCTCCACCAGGAGAGTTAATGTGGACGTTGATTTCACTGGCCTCAATGCCATTCAGTTCATTGATAAAGTCCTGTGCTCGAATACCATAGCCACCGATTTCATCGTACATCCACATTGTAGCGCTTTTATCAGCTACTTTGTTTTCAATCTTATACCAACTACGGCTCATTGTTATCCTCCTTCTGGAGTTGTATTAGGTACCTGATCTCCACCAGATGGAATAGGTGGAGCTGGAAGGGCTGAAGGCTTAATGTTAGGAAGATGTAGTGCCTCTAGAATACCTTCACGGTCATAGCCTGCCTGTGACAAGAAGAGTGCAGCATGTGACTTGTCGAACAGGATCTTAGCGTCACTCTCTTCGTCGGCTGGAGTAGGGTTCTCGTAATCAAACTCAACACCTTCACCAGCAGTACCGAAGAGTGGAAGCAGATCATTATTCAAAGCTTGCTTAATACGCTCCAGTCTTGGGATGAGCAAGTTCTCTGAGTACATCATTTTGGATGCAATCGCATTGGCGCGATTCACATCAGTAACTTCACCAAGCATGAACTTAGGGAATCCAAATGCTTCCAGGATCTGAGTAGATGCAACCTGTCGTAGTTCTGCGAACTGCATATCTCTCATTGAAACAGTACCTGGAACGAACTTACCACCATTATCCAGTACGGCAATACGGTGGGCACTGGCTACACCCTTATGCTGCTCCTGCCATCTGATGACCATAGATCTGTAGTCGCTGTCACTAAGATTCTCTGGTACCTCAATAATACCACCGGGATTAGCTGAATTCTTAAAGAAGTTTCTATTCCATTCTGCTGCATAACGAGATGAATCCAGATCAGTAAGAATAGACTGAACAGGCCCAATACCTCTGTAAAGGTTACGAGGATCAGGCATACGCAGCCCAATAACATCTTCCTTTGCCAGAGGAATCTTCTGACCATCAGGAGTTGTATAGACATAGCCAGTAAGGAATTGATGTGTATCCGTAGCGATCGATACACGATCTGGACGCAAAGGCCATAGTTGGAAAGGTCTCGTATCATCCTGGCTGTATGAGACTGTGGCTACCTGCCACCATGACTCTCCCATCAGGTCAATATGCTGCTGGATAACCTCAATGAATTCCTGACGAGTCATAAATTGATTAGGCTTATTCAATAGGCGCAATGCCGGATGATCGGTAACCTGCTGACGATCGTTCATTCCGTCATAGGCGTAACGTCTGCGGGAATCACTGCTCTTCTTGTATAGACACCAGTCCACGGCAGCAACATCATTGGACAGACGGTTAACAATGGCATATAGAGTTCCTACTGTGCCATACATCTCCAGTGGAGTAGTGGCAGTACCTCTCTGTACCTGCTGGAACATCTCAGTCATAGGTGCGTTGTTTACCTGGGGTACAGGTGCGCTATTTCTAAACGTATTAGAAAGGCTCTTCAATAGACTCGCCATTTACTTCTCCATTCTCTGGTAGGCGGGATGAAATGATAAGGCATGCAATTCCCGCAAATATGAATCCGGCAGGAATGAAAATCATAAAGATACCGATAGTGATAAGCATACCACCCAGTATGTCAATCAATGTGGTTCTGTGTGAAGTAAAGACTGGCAATAGTCTGTCTCTCACCTTCTTAATTCTGTCGTACATAATCTCTCCTAGAAATCATCGAACGTAGTATTCATATCAAAGGTACGAACACGAGTAACAGTATTGAGATCCTTGAAGGCCACCATATATCTCATGGCATCCATACCATGGTCATTCTCTTTCTCAGGTGAGTCCTTCGCTGGATTCCATACATATCCAACAATCTCGTCCAGAGTAGATGTGGGCTTCTTGAGATCGAGTAGTCTTGGATCTCTTGTAATTATCGCATCTCTGCACAGATAGATACGTGGACGTCCATCACCCTGAGGCTTAATACGGGAAGCCACAGCGTTGATACCATCAGTCACAGTCTTCTTCGCCGCAGTCGTCTTCATACCAAGATACTTCTCCAGCGTGGCTCTACCCTGTGCATCTTGATCTGTGATGATGTAAGAAGGCTTGGGTTCACGCTCTCTTCCCATATTCGCAAGGATCTTCTTGGCGTGATCCTCAATAATCCCATGAGTTTCATACAGTTCCTTGTAGAGATATAGTCTTCCGTCTTCGTCCTCTGCCCACCACTGACATACAAATGGATTCTCGTAACCAAAGTCAATGGACAGATAACGAGTCCATGATTCAGGTGGAGTGGGCAATGCCTTATAGATATTGATCTCTGGACTGAACTCCTCATATACCAGTCACTCAGCGGCACTCCACACTCCCTTGTAATATCTGTCACGCATAAAGCCACGCATATTACTCAGTACACCAAGGACATAATCCTTTCCCTTCTTAGTGGGTTCCTTGGTATCAGGATTGAAGAACACAGGATTATCAATATGACGTGAATTGATAATCTTAGTTCTGCCTATATCACATCTGGCCTTGAGCCAGTGAGTAGGCGTATCCGGATTACAGTCGGCAATCAATTGTTGAAAGGAAATCTTTCCATTACGCAGACGTGTAGTCAGTGAATCCCAGTCCTTCTCAAACAGCTCTGTAGCCTCGTTGACGTAGATAACATCGTACTCGGTACTCATTACCTTCATTGCCTTGTCCATGCCTCCTACAACCAGTACAGAGCCATTCTTGTACTTATATGCGGCAGGCTCTTGTGTAGATCCACCGAACCACTTCACCTCACCGGATTCAAGATGCTCCTTGGCCACATGTTCCTTATAGGTGACCAGAGCAGAAGTGGTAAGAGAGACCAGTGTCTTACGCACCATAAGAATACGACAGCCAGGATTCAGCATGGCCAGCAGATGAATCTTCTCCAGACAGGCACGAGACTTACCAGTACCAGCAGGACCACAGTACAGTACCTCAGGATCTCTGGAAGTGAATAGCTCAATAGCAGTTCCATAAGGCTGGTATCTATGAACCAATTGTTGAGTTGCCATTGAGCCTTGCGAAATTCCCATTAAGCTATTCCTTTCTACATTAGAGTGGCTGTATCAATTCCTACAATTTCATAGGTAGCATTAGCCGTTACATTTACATTACTGTTATTAGGGATATCTCCTAGTTCATCCGCTGCACTTCTCAATAGTCTATCCAGTACCTCTGCTGTTCTTGGTGTGATATCCAGAGACAACAGCTCCTCTGCCGTATCCTGAAGAACTCCCAGACGGTCATACTTTCTGGCGATCCACAGAGAATCAGCATAGTCATTCATGATTTCATTGGTACGCTTCTCAATCAACGCAGCATTACGCTTACCAAAATGTGTAATGGCTGGTTGAGTAACACCATAGCGCTTCGCAAGAGCTGATTTAGTCATTTCTCCAACAGCCAATTCATGCACCAATTCAGCCTTGATACGGCCTGAAGAAAGCTTTCCGTGATTATTACGGGAGCTATGAGTTACATCTGTAACGGTATCAACAAGGTCATTAATTGCTTCTGTCAATGGAGCAGTCATGTTACTTTCCTTCCTTCAGGTGCCATTTTTTGCACATGTTGCAGTATATAGCCTTTGGTTCTTGCTTACCCTTGGACTGGACCAGAATCTTACCCGCAGCAAGTTTAGCCGCCAGTTCATCCTTGTAAGCCTTTGGACATGCCATCATCGATAGACCTCCATCATATTCCCCTCCTAGTAGTTAATGTACCAAGAATGGTAGCAGCAGAGAGACGATAGCAATAAGGGTAGCCAGAGAAGGGATAGACCACACCTTCTTTTCCAGAGAGCGGATACGAGTCTCATGGTCCGTGTGTTCTTGCAGATGGTCCTTATAGATGTTTTCCAGATTTGTCAGCGCCGACTCAATTTTTGTCAGTACTCTAATCAGCTCAGGATCGTTCATTGGGTC